AATCCACTCCTCTATTTAAATTATCCCTAAATCCATAAGTATACAAATCTCTCCATCTAAACTGTCGGTCGCTAGTTGAATAGAAAGACCATTCAGGGACTTGGTCAACAAACTCCACATCTCCTGTTTCCACATAATCTGAAAATACCCTGATAGTCATTTTATTATGTGGTTGATAGTAATACCCTGGTGAATTTGTTGTTGCAACCGTTGTTGTTTGAAAAACAGTTTGGTTAAACTTTAACTTGTGATAGTATGGTGAAACTACTCTTTCAATCTGTTCATAATCATTCCATTCACAAAAATCACCATCCATAATATCATCCTTTTTCAAATCAAGATTATAATAAAATGTTTTTGTTTCACCGCTAGTTAATGTATATGAAGAAACAGGAATAGAAGTATTAGACCTTTGTTCAGTTAGATTCCACCAAGGATTTGTTGTTTTTGATAAATTAAACTCCCACCCTTGTTTTAAGCCAAAACCATTACTTGGTTGATTAAAGTAACCTGAATATCCTTTATTAACAATCGTTAAATTAATCTCACTAATAGGTCTTTTTTGATTATCTTTTAAATTCGCAAAATCTAAATCGTATGCCGAAGTCATATTATAAGCATTACTACTAGTTTTTTGAGATATTCTTGTAAGATTGTTTGGTGTTATAGAACTATATTCTAATTTTTTTTGTTCCGCAAATACATTTTTTTCAAATCCAGCTTTGGTTACTTCCAAATCTGTTAAATTTGTAAGAACTTTTTGTTCTCTAATATAATATTTTGATTTAGTTTCCGTTAAATTATCAGGATTAATAACCCTTTTAAATGTACCTGTAGTTCCATTACTAAATGTTGTTCCTGTATAACCTATGTTTAACAGATTAAATATGTGAACATCACTATCTAATAATCCATTACCTAAAGAATATACTTGGAATAAATTTGAGTTTCTATAAACAAGTGATAACTCCACGTATTCACCAATAGTTAATCCATGTGGTGCAATACAAGTAAATGACACTAACCCATTACCATTTTGTGATGTATTTGTAATTGAAAAAGGTATTCCATCTCCCGCAATCCAATTAATAGAGTTTATATTATTTCTATAATATGTTAACTGTTTAGTGTAGTTATTATTATAAGGATATGTTAAATAGTAAGTCCAATTATATGTGTAGGCACTTTTAGCTTTATAATTAAAATGTTGGTCGCCAACATCTGGTCTATAAAAATCAAATTCATAATATTGTGGGAAACCTTGCCATTTTGTACTTTGTTTTGATGAAACAGGTGCGGTATAATAAAGGTTATATTGAAATGGTATGTATCCCGTAGTTCCCGTATAAGTATTTTCATACAGGAATGTCGCCTTAAAAGTTGGTCTAAATACCGTACATCCCTGTCTCTCATCATCATAAACTTGAGCAAGACTTATGGTTGAGCTTCTATCATATTCAGTAATCTGTTGATTCTGACTATCTAATGATATTGCAATTTGTTCATCAACCGAAGGTGCTCCTTTATATCTTAAATTACTCGGAACTATTAAATAATTACTCATCTACAGAATATTTTGTTTTAAATCTATCTAATGCCGAAGCCCCCTTAACAGGTCCAAAATAAAATTGGAACGGTGCCCCAACTAAAAATTTACTCGATAGTTGACCTGTATTTATGTATTTACCACCTGTTGTTGGGTAATTAGCCCTATCTCCATCAACACTAAATATGTAAGCCCTTGCGGTTAAATCATTCGCAACAGATGTACCATTTCTAAAATATTTAGTATTTGTTGCCGCTCTATCTAAAGATTGGTAATAATTTTGAATAACATCACTAGTACTTGTCGCCCAATTATTGTTTTGATTACCAAATATTCTACTTCCATCCGCTAACCCCCACTGATAAAACGGTACCAATTGAGATTTAATCCCATAAGGATATGGATAATACCCTAAATTATCTGAACTTCTAAAATCAATTATACCCGGTGTTAAATAATCTTTTGTTTGTAAATCTTGGGTTGTTGATGAAAACCATACAGCCATTGCGGGGTCACCAGCACTTCCTAAAACATTAGTAGGTGGGTTTGTATCTCCTGGAAGTATTTCATAAAATTGAGGTGAAAAATTAACATTTCCAATCTCAGAATTTATTGAGGTTAATTGAGCAAAATCACCATCAACTCTTAATTGAGGTCTTGAAAATAATTTATCTATTCCAGAATCTCCAGCAGCAATAAGTTTTTCCAAAAATGTTGAGTCCGTCAGTCTAGAAATTACAAATAAATTAACTAAATCTGAAGTATCCGCATAACTTGTTGAGTCTATATTTGGTATAATGTAAGCTTTAGTGGTTGGGTCAAAAGTAATTTCAGAATAAAAATAGTCTTTCATACCTAAATTAACAATTGTTGTTGGATTTAATAAATTAACCCCATTTAAACCCGCAGGATTATTGGTTTTCTTACCAACAAATCTATTTGAATTATCGTTCCATGGACTACTCCTATAATAAAAGTTTTGACTATCCATATTATAATAAGCAATTCCTTGGCAAAATCTTGGATATTCTGCTTTGTTTTGATTATTATAGTATGTAGTGACTTGTATTGGATAGGCATATAACGCTCCATTAATCCAATTATTCATAAATGATTGTGATAACACTCCTCTACAGAGTGCGTAGAAAAATCTAAATCTGTAGCTCCATTCAGGAAAAGTGTCTCTGATGTCTGTGAACAAGTCTGTTAATGGTCTTCTTAAAAACATATAACATCCTCCCTCAACGGCATCAGCTGTTGGACAATCTTGGTTAATTCCAAATTGAGTTCCAAATCCTGTATAACACCCTAACCCAACCATATTTTCACAATCAAAACTTTCTAACACTCCAGTCGTTAGTTGTCCGTACCCATCTAAATCTGCTGTCACTGTTTGAGCTCCAACAGCGAAAGATGGTGAACTAATATCATCTGAATCCGTATAAATTGGGTATATTGCAAAGTTAAGATTTTGTTGTAACAAAGAAGGATTCAAATCCCAACTACCCCCATCTAACTTATCTGAACTTGGCAATCTATCTGTTCTAATTACATTTAATTCAGAAGTACTAATTGTCATTGGTATAAAAACAGGACTTGTTGTATTATAACTTGATGTAAAAATTCTACTATAATAATAAGATGTGAAATCAGTATAAGGACTACCAACTGCGGGAAGAGTATAATTCCCAGGCCAAACCGAGACTTCACTAGGAACAACTTGTGACATTATCGCAATACCAGAAACATCTTCACTACCATCATAATATATTGCGGATGGTGAAGAACTATACATTCCGTTAGTAGTTAAAGAAAAAACTTCTCCAACTGATGACGTAGGTTGAGGACAAGAAGTAAAAGATTGAATATAACCGAAGTAACTAACTTTTATACTATAAAAAGCACCATTCCAATTAACTTTCCAATATCTATCATTCCCACCTAAAGGAGTACTATAATACCCTGCACCAGACTGTGTATAATTTTCGTATAACCGTAATCCAACTGCAGGTGAGGTATATTGTAGAGGAACAAATAAACTATCTGTTGCGGTAAATGGGTTACTACAAGCGTCTAATGAAGTAGTATATGATTGAGTACCATAAGTTAACCTTCTAGCACCACCCGTAGTACCAGGGTTTGGTATTGTTGTTGGTGACGATGATGACCCTGGAGCAACACTATTATGGTCTAACGACCCATAATATGCGGTATTTGTTGTATTATATCCCGTAAATGATTGACCAGGGATTGGTTGACTTGTTGTTCCAGGTTTAAAAAAGTAAGACTGATAGAACATTTCAGGTTGAGAATATCCTTGTACTGACGTAGTAGGATTACTCAATTTTTGTATTGGTATATTAATTCTTGTTTCCGCGGTAAATGTCCAATTTGGGTCAGATTCACCGGTCCCAAATATGTTACCCAAACTATATTCATTTCGATATACAGGAGAATACGGGTCAACACCTCTTTGTAATACTAAAACAAATTGTTCTTCATACCCATCATAGTATGAAGTAGCCACGAAGTTTTCAGGATATGAATAGTCAGGACCATATAAATAATAAGGGTTAAATAAATCACCGAATAACTGTGGTCTCCAATCGGCACAAGGTGTTGGCTCTGATAAAATATTACCAAATGATTGTGTTGTACCTGTATTCCATAATTTTGATGCGTTTGCAACAGTAATTGCCGTTACAACTTGGAAATATTCTATGTCAGCCGGAAATTTGTAATTAGTTTCTCCAGACCCATAAGGTAAATTATAAACAATTGGTGCAGAATTAGTAAGTTGATTTATAGCGTATGAAACATTAACTGTAGATGCCCCTGTACTATTATAACTCTCTCCACTAATACCTGTTATAGTTCCTCCTGTCGTTGTCGCGGAATAGGTATAGTTCATATCCGTAGTACCACTAAGGGCTCTGAAACTTAATAAAGTACCAGCAGGAAACTCTTCTTGGGATAAAACTGTTAATGTATTATCATAATGATATTTACCCGCATTTAAATCTTTAGCAACTGTAACTTTAATCTTATTAAGACCTGTAAAAAAGTTACTTCTTTGATTAAAAATATTAATTCTTTCTCCAGGAGGCAAACCATAAGAATGTGCAAATCTTTGAGTATCATCCGAAACCTTTACTAGCTGGGATATCGGCATTTTATACACAAGCGGATTGTTAAGTTGAGATACTGTGGTATTTCCAGCAATAGCTTGGGAAAATATATTTGTCCAATCCATATCATTTACATCTCCCGAATTAAAATAATTTGCGGAAAGTAAATCTTGATAATATGTATAATTGGATAAATAAGATAAAACTCCTGAACCATTAACCCCTGCAGGTACGGTATTACGTGGTGTCGTTTTTAATTCTTGTTCACAACCACAAGCCTGACATTCAGGGTAAGTAATCATCGGTAATTTAACTGTAAAATCTTTTCTATCACAATATTTTCTCCAGTGTCTAAATGGATACCAACTAAAAACCCAGTTACTGATTCCCAACCACGATAACCAACATAAGAAATCCGTTACTAAATTATACAAATACAATATAATATGAGCAATAGCTAAAACAATTATCCCAACAGGTTGTAAAATTGTGAATATAATTGAAAATAAAAAATATAATAAGTCAAAATTTTTAAATCCGTCATTAACAGGGAATTTATTTACGGTATCTTCACAATCAAAAGAATCAATTTCTTTAATTCCAATAAAATTACCTGAAGATGGACCAATAAAGTTTCCTCCTTTTTTCCATTGGTCAATAAATGAAGAAATTGTATAAACTCTATTAAATTCAAATTGATAAAAAGTGTCATTACAATCAATAGATTCATTTAATTTATCTATTTTTTGTTGTCCAATAAATCCATCAGTATACCCACTCCAAGCTAATCCAAAATAATATGAACTTTGTTGTTTGTCGTGTAACCTTATTTGTAATTGGTTTGTTGAACCTCGATAATATGTTGGGTCATCTTCCGGGTCATTACCAATCCACCCATATTCTTTAACATTAGGAATTAAAAAATATGGTCTCCTTGTTGATAATGTTAAATCATTTGGTTGTGTCCATTTTACTTTAAATCTATATTTACCTTTTGTTGGGATTCCAACTGTTGGGTCGTAAGATATTACTTTTTCTCCAAATTCATTTGTAATAAAGTAATCTAAATTCATAGGTAATTCAATTAACCATGTACCACTTCCGTCAATAACATTTCCAGCCTGTTCTAAATCATATTGTTCTAATACAGGATTACCTTCAGAATCTTGTTGAATTGTTTGTCTAATTGCTAGTATTTGGCCAGGAGCTGTTGTTAATCCACAAAGATTACCCATATCATCTCTTGGTTTACAATTATCTCTAACTTTAAACCCATCAGAAGATGAAAACATTGAACCCATGAATACAGATGTCGGTTGTATATCAACATTTGCCTCATCTCTTAAATCAAAATCTAATCTATTAACGGCTATTTGACAGGTAGTCGGGTCTCCCCATAATGGAGAAATCTCGGCACTTTTAACAATATTAATAATTTGTGGTAACGATTTTAAATCAGTAGAAGTTCTAAATTTATTACCCGCAACTTGTCCTTCAGTTGCAAGTCCCATTCTAATTAAATCTTGAGGTGTTAATGAAAATTCACCAATGTCTGATAAATCCACATCCATGACAATAGTTTGATTCCCCAAAGGAACTCCCATTATCATATAATCACCACTCTCATTTGTTTTGGCAGTAAATTTATAGTATTTGTCAAATATTTCAACAGCGGTAGAACCTGTTAAAGAATCAATTCTTGATGGTAAAGTACCCGTTGCCGCGTGTTTTGAATAAGATTTTTCGTAAGGTAAAAGATTGTATCTATAACCATCCTCATTTTTATCTGTAGGTGATTTATAAGGGTAGATACTTGAGATTAAAGGGTTTGATTGGTCGGCAACTGTAATTGGGATAAACACCGAAACTATGGCGTTAGGTACCCCAAATCCTCCATTTGCAATTACTCTACCTACTAATACACCATAGTCAGCACAACTTCTTGTGTAAACATCTGTTTGTTGTATTTTTAATGATAATATTTCTAAAAACTCAAAATCTTGGTCTAATTGTACATTGATTGTCTTATTGACACCAAGTTCAGTTTTTATTCTATATGATTGACCCATGTAATACCTTTAATTTATAAATAGTTTATGTGTTATTTTTGGAATACAAACACACTCTTTTTAAATTATAAACTAATCAATTCAAGAATAAACCTATATTATGAGAAGGTAACAGATTGGAAATTTTTAACAGATACTCGGATATCTTTATTAGGATATCTAATTTGATAAACTTGTGAAGGTTGTGCAAAAATGGTATCATCAACAGGTGCGATTTCTTTAGTTTCAGGGTCCGAATATTGCATTGATGTTTCTGCTGATGAATATTGTCCTCCAACATTATTATAAACATTAAGTCCTGCTACTGTTAATACACCATTTTGGTTTTGAACAATACTTTTGATTTCTGACAAATAAACATTTTGACCTAATTGTCTTATTTGTGGATTAAAATATGTAGATATTTTATCAACAACATCTGCAATAATTTGTCCTGAATTTTGTGCAGAGTCTAAAACAATTTGTACATCCACACTAAGGTCAATAACTTCAGCCGTTAATATTGAAATGTAATCATTCATCATTCTATAATTTGACAAATATGTTGCAACATTTTGTCTTAATGTGTCTGATACAATGTTGGTTAATTTACCTGAAGTATCATATGACAATAATTGAATTAATATTTTATTATTATTTTCTGTTATTGCCACTTTCGCAGGAGCTCCAAATTCTGCCGGCATATTTCTAATTATCGCCTCATAATCTTGAACTGTAACCGCTCTTTTTTGTGCAGCAAAGTTAAATGAAACATAATTTCGTATTTCTTCTAATGATGGAATACCCGCGCCACCAATAGCTGCGGTAACATTATTACATCTTAACGAGTTAACAACTGAAGAGTTTGTTAATTCTGATGGTCCATTAACATAAAACGAAACGGTACCGATTTGAGTAATCACATTTGTCCCTAAATTTGTTGCTAATCCACCACCAACTCTATATTGTATGAATAATGTTGAGTTCGGAATTAAGGCAGAACCTAATGAAAAGTTATTAGAATATCTTTGTAGGTCTAATGTCGCACCCACCGTTGTAAATTGATTTAACGCGTCTTGGGCTGTATTAGTTCCTCCACCAAAAGTCATTTTTTTAAATCCTTCAGGTGTATACTCTGTCATAAATCTATTTTGTGTTTGAATATATCTACCAACTTTAATCCCTGGTTGGTCAGAAACTTTTGTTGGGTCTTCAATAAAAACTCTATCTTCAGCCAAAGCGTCTACTTCATACCATTTATTTGACACTCCTAAAAATTCAGCAGCTGTCGGTATATTTGTATATTCAGTCCCACTTTTTAATAAAACACTTGTAATCCCTAAAACATTTTTTTCAGGTAAGAATAATTCAAAAAATGGTCTTACATCATTTGGCGTAATAACTCTTTTGAATACCTTAGTAATACCATTAACTACAAGTTCTCTTTTTGTTATTGTGTAATTAATTAATACATTATTGGCATTGAAATTAGGTATTTTAAGTCTGTTTGGAAAACCTTGAGCATTATATGGTGATGTAAAATCAATATCATAAATGTTTTCAAATACAATACCCGCACCTGTAATTTGTGAACCTCTTGTTAAAGTACCCAAATATCTTTCATCTTCTTTATCCCCAAAAGCAGGAACTGTAATAGAGAAATCAACTAAAGCAACCGAAGGTCTTTGACCCGGTAATTTTAATCCATAAGTTCTTGCAATATTGTAAATTGAAGACCTTTGTTGAGCGTATTGAAGAACTGTCTCTTGAATACTTCTATCTATGTGATAATGTAAGTTATCTGCTACGGCAGCATTTAAATCCAAGAACACAGAAAATACCGAAGCATCATTAAAGTCTTGTATTAATTCAGGATAATAAGTTTTAACATAGTTTAATAACTCTGTTCTTATCCCCTGATAATCTCTAGTTGTATATGATATATTACGATTTGCCATCTATATTAAATATTAATAATAACAAAATCACTTTGTGCAAAAGTGTTTTTATCTGTTGAGTAGTCTATTTTAATTTTAGCAGTATATTCTGAAGTTCCTTTACCAGGAAATCTATAGATTGGTGATTCACTACTACCGATAGAATTTTGTCCTGTTGCGATATCAACTTCTTCTTGAGGGTCTGCTGGTGTTATTGTTATATTATTTAATAATAAATTTGGCATATAATTTGAAACCGCTTCTCTAATGTCAGATTCAATTGCATCAAAAGTAAGACCATCAAATGGTTCAAATAAGAACTCATATAACCTAGTACCAAAATCAGGTAGATAATATCTTGTACCTTTTCTTGTTAACAATAAATGGATTAAATCCGCCTTTACTTCTTGAGCTTCAAATTGAGTTAATTCCAAATAGTCTCCTCTTTTAGAATTTCTAAAAGGAAAATTAAGACCGTATGTTGTACCTGCTGCCATATCTATAATTATAGTGTTGTGATTATTTCTTATAAATACCTAAAAATAAATAATCCCGACATTGCCGGGATTATTTTAATAATTAAGATGAACATCCAAAACAATCAATTTCAATACCTTCAGGTTTGGGTGGTAAATTCATGTTACTATAGTCTACTTTAGGGACTTCAACATTTTTAGGTTTTTGTACCTTTGAAATGTCTACCGCTAAGTGTTTAGCTCCCGTTGATATAGCTTTTGTTCTTACATAATAACAAAGAGTTTTTAATCCTTTACCCCAAGAATGGAAGTGTGATGATGAAATCTTTGACAATGTTGGATTAGACATATAGATATTCATTGATTGTGATTGGTCAATGAATGGTGCTCTGTCAGCCGCCATATCAATAAGTTCTCTTTGAGATATCTCCCAAATTGTTTTATATTTTGGAATTAAATGTTCAATTCTTTTAACTTTTTTGTTGTAATTCTTGTCTTCTGTGTCAAGGTAATGATTAAAGTTAATATTTTGAATTGAACCTTCATTCATGATGATTTCATTTTTCAAATCTTCACACCATACTCCTAATTTTTCAAAATCACTAATTAAGTATTTGTTAACAATTAAGATTTCTCCTCCAACTACACGACGATTAAATAATGCCGAATGAGCTGGTTCTGTCATTTCAAATGAACCTGTGATTTTAGCAGAAGATGCAACTGGCATCTGAGCCGTAAATAACGAGTTACAAACCCCGTGATTAGACACTTCTAATTTTAGTGAATCCCAATCCCACATTCTACTTAATCCTTCGTAATCTAATCCCCACATATCAAATTGGAATTCCCCTTTTGACATTGGTGAACCTTTGAAAAATTTGTATGGTTTATATCCCCCTGATTTACATAATTCCATACTTTCGGTGATTGCCGCAAAGTAGATAGTTTCAAAAATTTCTTTATTTAATTTTTTTGCTTCTCCCGATGTAAAGATATAGTCCATCAAATAAAATACATCAGCAAGTCCTTGAGTTCCAATCGCAATTGCTCTTTGTTCTAATCCACCTTTTCTACCTTGTTCAGTTGAATAACTATTAATGTCAACCACTTTGTTAAGTGCTCTAACGACTTTTCTAACCTCACTATAAAGTAAGTTAAAATTGAACTCACCTTTAATAATAAAATTCTTTAATACCATAGATGATAATGTACAGATTGCTGTAGTAGTTTCATCAGTATATTGGTAAATCTCATTACATAAGTTAGATTGTTTAATCACCCCAATGTTTTGATGATTTGTCTTTCTGTTAGCACTATCTTTAGAACATAAATAAGGCACTCCTGTTTCAACTTGAGATTCAATAATTTTATTCCAAATTGTTTGAGCTTTCACTTTTTTACCAAGTCCAAGTTCAACCGCTTTGTTGTAGTTTGTCTCATACTCATCACCATAAGCTTCTTGTAATGGTTTAATACCCGCCTTAACAATATCATTAGGACAGAATAAATACCAATCCCCGTTGTCTTTAACTGCGTTCATGAAGTTGTCTGGTAACCATATAGATGTAAACAAATCTCTTGCTCTCATCTCTTCAGCACCTGTGTTCTTTTTGATTTCAAGTAAGTCCATGATGTCTTTATGCCAAGGTTCAATGTAGATAGCCGCACTACCCGGTCTTCTTCCTTGTTGATTGAAGAATCTTAACCCCTCATTAACAATTTTTAAGTATTTTAATAGACCACCAGCAAATCCTCCTGATGAGTTAATTCTACTTTCTTTACTACGAATGTTAGACATACATAATCCAATACCTGCAGCATCTGATGAATAGGTTGAAATATCGTTGAATGTTTGTAATAACCCTTCTCTTGAATCCCCATGATTGTATTTCAATACACAAGACGCTAATTGAGGTGTCTTGGTTCCTGCATTAATCATGATTGGTGTTGCTGGAGAAATAAGTTGGTTTGACAATGATTGGTAATACTCAACCGCTTGTTCAAATGATTTAGTAACCCATAAAGCAACTCTCATGTACATGTGTTGAGGTCTTTCAATTGCCTTACCTTCAGGAGTTTTTAACAAATACATTTCTTGTAATGATTTCCATGCAAAATAATCAAAATTGTAATCATTCTCGTGATTTATTACAGAATCAATATTTTTAGGACCATAAAGTTCAATAGTTTCCATTAACTTATCGTTAATGATACCATCAACATGTAAGGTGTGCATTGTATTACAGAAACTTTCATCAGTTTCTTTATGGTATGCAGAAATTGCAACTGAAGACGCTAATCTTGAATAATCGTGATGACTTCCAGTATATGCTGCAGCAATCTCGTAAACCAATTTATCTAACTCTTTGGTTGTAATAACACCCTCTGTTGGTACTGAAGTAATAACTTTAATGAATACTTCATCAGCATTAACTGTTAATCCTCTTGCTGCTCTTTTAACTCTATTGTATATTTTTTGAGGGTTAAACGAAACTTCGTCCCCATCTCTTTTTTTTATCTTTAATGACATCATATTAAAAATCCTCCGTAAATGTTAATGACTCACCTAACTTGGCCTTTTGATACTCCATAGTTCTTGATTCAAAAAAGTTTCCTTTTGTCTCAACAGCTATCTGTTCCATAAATTTGAATGGTTGTTCAACATTAAATTGTTTTTTACAACCAAACTTAACTAATAAACCATCAGTAACAAACTCAAGGTATTGCTTCATTAAGTTTGAATTCATACCAATTAATGATACTGGGATAGATTCTGTAATAA